AAGCTAACGAACGACTCGCTAAACGTGCTGAGAAAGCCCAAAAATTGCTTGACACGGAACTTTTGAAAGATAGCTACATCGAAACACTTGAAATGTTTAGTAAATTCAATTCAGCAAAATATACTATGTGGGACGACCCAGAAACTCCAACTAAAGTGATTGAGTTCATGGAAAAGAACGGAGTTAAGCAAGGGAAATGGCTACGTCCTGAAGGAGTTGACGCTTGGTTCAAAGAACGAATCATCTGGTTCAAGAATAAATTGAAAGAGGCTTAAATGGATGAAAAAGTTATATTACACACTGTTGAGAGTGAACTAAGAGAACAAATGGAAGCCTTTGACGGAACACTAGGAAGTTATATATATGCTGGAAAATGGTTGAAGAAAAATGGGGATAGAATACTAAGCGAATTTTATTGGCTTCATAAAGTTATAAAAAGAAAAAAACAATAACATCATATAAGACTTTAGGCTTGACAGCTTAGAGTTTTTTTATTATACTTAATAAATCAAGTTAAGAAAAGGAGTTACAACAATGGAATTAAAACAATGCGTAACCTGTGGGGCTTCAAGTTTCACTAATGGTAAATGTGATTATTGTAGAAACCAGTACGAAGTAGATGAAGATAAAATATTTTACGGTAATTCAACAGAAGATGATTCATCATTAGATGAGGATATAACTTTTCAAGAAACTAAAACAGGTAAACTAATACTTAAAATCATGATTTATACTTTAGTGTCTATTGTTTGGTTTGCAGTAATTGTATTTATTCCACCGCTGTTTATAATAACAATTATTTTATTAGCTGTTTATGTGAGTTTTCGCTTGATAATTAAAAGAAAATAGCTTATAATAGTATATAGAATAAAGGAGAAATAAATGAGTATTGAATCAGTAGTTGGTAAAATTATTATAATAGCATTAGTTGGAATTGGACTATATGCTTTTTTTGCATTAGTTGACCTGATTAAAACGAAAGGAAGTAAATAGATGATAAAACAAACAACATGTTATTGCTGTGATAAACCAATCGAACCTGAATGGCTTCCAGAAGGAGAATTTATTGTATGTGATGAATGTTCTTCAGCTCACACTGACAAACTTTTGGTTGAAAAACTCCAAGAACAGCTTAACACTGCGAAAAAGTATATCGAGCATGTTATTGGAACGATTAAACATGATGGGCATTTAGGAACTATTCAAACAGACTGGATTTTGCCTGATTTAGAAAAATCACTCGCAGCGATTGTAGGGGATGATGAAAAGTAAATATTTTAATGACGAAAGATACTGCCACTGCTTCGATGTACCAACGAGTAATGGCTTAGGAGTTTGCAAAGATTGTAGAGGATACGTGAACGTCTGTTATAGTTGCGATCGCTGTTTGCACTGCTGGTTTACATCGCAGGTTGAATTGTTTACTGAATATGATGAACCTAAGTTGCTGGAACTTATAGAAAACTGGAATAAATTTTACCAAATTAGAAAGACAAGGAACTTTTAATGCTTAGTTTAGACGAGAAGAAAATCAGAAAAGGTAGACCTATTGGGCTACCGTATCAAGGAAGCAAGAAAAAGATAAGCAAGAAGATAATTGAAATCATCAAACAGAACTTTGGCACAACTAAACCGATTTATGACATTTTCGGAGGTGGCGGAGCAATTACAGCCGAATGTATTTTAAATGGCTTGGAAGTGTATTACAACGACTTGGACAAGGATATAACCAACGCATTTGAACGAGTTATCTCTCAAGACCGTGAATGGATTAAAACGCTAATTATTTCACGTGAGGAGTTCTTCGAGATTAAGGAGAAAGAAAATAAGACAACAGACGACTTTTTGAAGTTGCTGATTAACTCTTTCGGTAATAAAAAGAGAGATTATTTATATTCTAAAGAAATTTCAGATTTGAAATATAATCTAGCTAAAGAAATCATTAGAAATCATGACGTTTTTAGTGGTTATAGACAGACAGAGACGTATAAGAAAGTTACTTCTGGTTCAGAATGGGATTGGTTTAATGAAAAAAAAGCTCAATCACTTCAACAGATTGGACAACTTCAACAGATTGAGCGACTTCAACAACTGAATGAAATTAAAGCGACGAATAAAAGTTATCGTGATTTTAGTGAAGTTTCTGGAGCTATATTATATCTTGACCCACCTTATGAAGGAACAACATGCAATGGATACGATGGCAAAAACCAAAAGAGAAAAGTTAAACCTGAAGTTTATAAAGAAATGCGTGATAAGCTATTAAAACTACAGTTAGGAACAAAGATAGAGCATGATAGTTTTATTTTTTCTCTTGGAATTGATGACAATAACAAAAACAGAATGTATTATAAGGACGTTAGTTCAGCTTTTGATAGTCAAGAATTTTACGACTGGGCATTTGAAATGGCCAAAACTAATATTGTGATAATTTCTAGTTATTCAATTTCAGATGAACGTTTTGAAGCTGTATATTCTTTTGATAAAGCGCGCAGCACTTTAGAAGGTGGACGAAGTAACAAAGAAAATGAAAAGTTATTTATGGTTAAGAACATATCAAACTAGAAAGACAAGGAATCTTAATGCTTAATTTAGACGAGAAGAAAATCAGAAAAGGTAGACCTATTGGGCTACCGTATCAAGGAAGCAAGAAAAAGATAAGCAAGAAAATAGTTGAAATTATCAAACAGAACTTTGGCACAGACAAGCCGATATACGATATCTTCGGAGGTGGTGGAGCGATTACAGCCGAATGTATTTTAAATGGTTTAGAAGTCCATTATAATGACTTAGACAAGGATATAACCAACGCATTTGAACGGGTTATTTCGCAAGACCGTGAGTGGATTAAAACGCTAATTATTTCAAGAGATGAGTTCTTCGAGATTAAGGCTAAAGAGAACAAAACGAAAGATGACTTTTTGAAGTTACTAGTCAACTCTTTTGGTAATAAAAAGAGAAATTATTTATATTCTAAAGGAATTTCAGATTTGAAATATAATCTAGCTAAAGAAATTATCGAAAAGCATGACGTTTTTTGCGGTTATAAACAGACCGAAACATATAAGAAAGTTACTTCTGGACCGGACTGGAATTGGTTTAGCGCTAAGCTAGAAATACATAAACAACTTGAACAACTTCCACGGCTTCAACATTTTTACAGACTTCAAAAAGTAAATAAAATAAAAGCAACGAATAAAAGTTATCATGACTTTAGCAAAGTTTCTGGAGCTATATTATATCTTGATCCACCTTATGAAGGAACCAACCAAGATAGTTATATAAATTCATTTGATAGTCAAGAGTTTTACGACTGGGCATTTGAAATGGCTAAAAATAACATCGTGATAATTTCAAGTTATTCGATTTCAGATGAACGTTTTGAAGTTGTTTATTCTTTTGATAAAGCACATAGAACTATTCAAGGTGGAACAAGAAATGATAAATGTGAGAAATTATTTATGGTTAAGGGGAGTTAATATTTGACAAAGGAAAAGCAATTTGATAGAATGTAATTATAAATAGAGGAGAACAAAATGAAAGATACAGTAAAAACTTTAATGATAGTTGCAGGCGTCGGCTTTACACTTATCGCTATCACTTGGATAGGTATGCTTGCGACGTTGCTTATTGCATGGCTTGGAGGTAACATCTAATGAATTTTAAAGAGAATCGGCACTATGCCAACGAATACGGTGTGGAACTTAACGAATACTTTAAACATAATTTTAACTATGAAGAGCTTGCAGGCTGGTATACAATGCAGGTATTGAAGTATCTAGTGAGAGCTGGCAAGAAAGAGGGTGAAAGCTACGATAAGGACCACAACAAGGCTTTAGACTATGCAAAAGAACTTGCTAACTTAAGTAACGAGGATAAACTTACATACTATACTACTGAAGATATTATGGGTTTTGCACAAGATATAGCTGATGATTTTAAACGCTGGGAAGGTAAATAAAATGAAAGTAAAAGAATTAATCAAAGAGCTAGAAAAGTTTGACGAAGATATGGAAGTTTTTCATGAATATAACGGTCCCTTTAGTCCAACAATTGGTCGTGTTAAATCGGCTGCTGTTGAAGAAGTGGATTGGCAACAGTATGATATACAAGAATTAGTTGTTATTTCTTAACAGATTGAAAGTTTATGCTTGACAGTGTGAACTTTTTTTGATATTATAGTCTTATAGAAATGAAGGAGAGCAAAACAATGATAGTATTAACAACTAGAAAACAACAAATCGTAGAAGAATATGGAATCAACACAACTTTCACAGAGGAACAAATGAAAGACAAAGAGTTTAGAAGAAAATGGACAATGTACTTGTTAAGTATTCAATATGATGTAAGTGGTGCTGAAATTCCTGAAGAAGTATTACAAGAAGAAGCGGATCTAATTTTTGGTTAAAAGAACAAAGTTAATGTTTGACAGCATTGACTTTTTTTGATATTATAGTCTTATAGAAATTAAGGAGATACAAATGGAAAAATACAATGTTAAATTGATGAACAACAAAAAAGGATATTTGAATTCGTTTAAAAATGAATTAGGTGAAAAGTTTCTCTTCCTAGGTTTCAAAGAAGAAAGAAATAACTTCAAATCAGAGTTCACAAAAGAAGAGATAAAAGCGATTGATGAAAGATACTTGGAATTTATTGAAGAGGTCTAAGTTAATTCTTGACAAATATAAAGTAATTTGATAATATTGTTTTATAGAAAAGGAGGTTAAACCGTGGCAATGCAAAAAGCTATAAAGGTAGTAGCTTATAACCCTATGACGGAAGAAGAACTACACTTTAGTTGTAAGTCTCAATGTGCTAAGTATTTCGGTCTTAAAGCTAATACAGTCATCAGGTGGCTTGATAACGGTATGCCTGTAATTGAACTGCTGACAGACCTAGATAGAAATCAAGTGGAAATTGAAAAACAAAGCAAACTGAACGGATTTGAATTATTTACGATAAATGAATGGAGTGTTTTTGATAATTAATTACGAAGACATGAAAATAGAAAGTTTTGGTGAAAAAACAAATGAAATTATTTAACAGAAAACCTAAGGACAAAATTAAAGTAGCATCAGCATTTACATTAAAAGGATTAACAAAACAAGTAATTCAATTAGAACAAAAAGGGTTTATTAAACAAGGAGAAATCCAAAGCGCTATGTTTGACGGAACGATTGTGACTTATAAGCAAGCAATGGTTAAGAAAGCTAGTGAATAATATGTGTAAAAAACGCAAATACACAAAAATGGGCGCTTTATATTCAATAGTAAATGCACAGCATAATAAAAAGAAAGCTGGCAAGATACCAGTTAGAGCTTATTACTGCAAGTGGTGCAATTTATATCACTTATCAAGTCAGCAAAGACTAAATATAAAGACAGGAGTAATTGGATAATGAAAGACGAATTCACATACTACACAGTATCTTGGATATTGGAAAAAGAAATTAAATCACGTAAGTTTTATGATAAAAAAGAGGCTTTAAAATGGAATGAATTACTTCCAGAAGAACAAAGGCATGAAGTTAAAAAGCATACAGAAATAATTGAGGTTATAGCATAATGACAAACGAAGAATTATATGAAAGAATTACTAGCGTACTAAAAGAACGAGGAATCGGAATCAACCAACTTGAGTTAAAAATTAAAGATGAGACAGGTACATGGCCTAAGTTACATACAACTCAATCACGCTTGAGTTTACCGCATACCGTAGCATTCCCTTATCTTACTATGTTTTTCAATGATGATGAAATGCACGAGCTTACACTTAAAAAAATGGATAGTGCAGGTTCTGGAGGAAAGGTTTTGGACTTATTAGATGAGTTATTGGCTAGTTTAAAGCCAAGCAAAGAATATCTATATAAGCAACGTTTGAAGCGTAGAATGCAAAGGGAGGCAATGAGATAATACTACACAAATATACGAGTAAAATAAATAGGTCAAAATATCCACAGCAAACAGCTAGAAAGATTGCTAATGACTTGAACAAGAAAGACCCTTTCAATAATTATCTAATCACATTTGAGCTTGGTTCTAAACGGTATATTATTGAAAAATTTTAAATTAGAGGTATGAATAAATGGAATGCAAACATAATTGGATAACATTAGATTGTTGTTGTGGCAGTTTAAGTGCAGCTTGCACAATATGTCAAGAAACTACACATGACTACTCAAGTTATTTGGAAACAGAAAAACTTGAATTAGATGAAGATGAGGACGAGGAATAGATGAAACGTTTTTACATAGAAGAAAATGATGAAGGCAAAGAGATTAAGCGAAAACTAACAACTTTTGCTAACGATGATTTAACACAGCTTTCAGATGATGAACTAGAAGCATTATACTATGAATCATCTGCTCAATTTTTAGCTAAAGCAATGCACTTTATGAAGATTGAGAGCGAATTATTTTCAAGAAAGAATGTAACTGTAAGTGATGAAATTCTAATAAATACCGGCAATAATATTATTGAAGCAATTAATCAGGTAAGCAATTGAACCATGAAAAAGGAGAGTAATTATCTTTATTTTAACAGACGACACAACTAGAAGTATCGCATTGATTCAAAAAGCTCATAAAAGGGCTGATAAGGGCTTTTATGATATTGTGGCACAATTATATCAACAAGAGTTTAAAACGCAAGAGAAAGCAAAATATGAGTATATAAGGCAAGCCAAGGAGAAAGCACTTGAAGAACAACGAGTTAGTGAAGAAAATCAACGAAGAGTTGAAGCTGAAAAACGAGCCGAAACTGACAGAATCGCAAGAGAACATGATAAGGAAACTGAACAACCTGAATCCGAAAGGGCGAAAGAAGTTAGTGGAGAATATGAAAATGAGAGAGTTGTACCAAACGAAGCAACTAATGGCATTATTGGGACGAATTGGTCTAGCGTAAGTCCTGAAATAGCAGCGAATTACATGGCAAGTAAGACAGGAGCAAGTGCTAGTAAATGGCTTGATGTTATTTATAAGGAATCTAGTGGCAACCCTTATGTTGAAAACCCTATTGGGTGCTGGGGACTATTACAGATTAATCAAAGCGTACATGGTCAAGTATCTAACTTAAGTCCTCAAGAATATCTAGACAAAGCTGTAAGCATATACCAAGGCTCAGGTGGAACAGCTTGGGCGACATGGTAAAAAATAGAAAGTAGGATATCTTCAATTACAAAAGAAAACCACCAATTAAGGTGGTCTTTTTTATTTGTTCGGCGCCATTTCAACTTTGATGTTATTAGCTTGTAAGAAACGCAAGTGCCAAGGCGCTCCGTCATTCCAAACATAATGTTTGAGGTCTTTCCCTGTCGTATCTTTATAAATTTGTTTAACGATAGTCCATTGGTCGGCATTAGTGAAGCCAATTACTTTTGTTCCATTGAAGTAGGATACTCCGCCAGCTGGTTTTCCGTCTTTTGTATTAACTTGATATGTGAACTTCATTAAATCATCGTCCTCTAATTCTGTATTTGTTTGTGTATTGTTTACTATTGTGCTAGTTTGCCCTGTAAGGCGCTTATTTAGTTCTGCGATAAAGTATGAGCGACAACTTTCCACCGTGCCACCATGTACCTCTACGGAACGTCTAGGACATGAAGTAGATGACAACTCTTGATGTAGCTTAACTGTATCATGATTAGGAGTTAGACCCCATTGTTTCATGTGCTTAGCTACGTCATCTAGTACCGCCTGCTCATTTCTCAAGAACTGATTCAAATCGCCCTCTGATTGGCATACTTCCCAGCTTGCATAGTTTGCATTACCGTATGAGTTAGCACAATGGTATGCCATATTAGAGAAGTCTGAAGCCTGCAATCGTCCGTCGGAAGCAATATATACATGAGCAAAGCCCTCTTCTGGATCATGATTAGGTAACCAACTATCATAAAAACTAGTTTTAGCACCGTTTGAACCAGCGTCATTATGAATTACAACCCCAGTAGGATTATAACCACGTACACCGGCGTTAGTTATATTCATTCTTTTTTATCCTCCGTTTGTTCTTCTTCCGCTTCAGGAATATTTACACCATTCTTTTTAATAAGTTTAACCAAACCGTCAAACATAGGGCTAATTTTTGCGATTAAATAAATAAACTGTCCTACAAAGTACAATAAACCTACGTTAATCACTGTTTTAGCGATATCAGAAGTTGAGGGTGTTTGTGTAAAGTAAAAGACTGCATATAAAACCCATAGCGCGAAGACTACCGTCAAATCAATCACAAGTCTATGTTTGAAAGGTGGGTTCATCGCTTCTCTATCTTTGACCCACGTAGCGAATAAAATCGCCAAAATTAAGATAGTTATTAAAATCATTCTAGTTACCATTTTATTTTGCTTTCTAAATTATATTTATCAATATTCCAATACGTGTTGTAGTGCGAATTTTTTTGAAGATGTGTTATTGTTTACCCCATTACCTGTGATTTGATTACCTTGCAAATATGCAAATTTAGTTGCAATACCGCCGGTGGAATTAGCAAGAGCGAAAGAATGCCCTACATCAGCTAACTGTACTGATTCTTTAGGAATAAAGAACCACTGATTAAGTGAGTTTTTTGTATTTCCGTTCATATGTGATTTAAACTCTGTGAAGTGAAGAATCCAACCATTAGCGCAGTCTGATATATTTTTAGAAACATTGACAACATCTCCGTCAAGTAACAACGAAGCACCAGAAAAAAGAATTCTTTTCGCTGGAGTTTTTAAGTTTCCAGTAAATTGTAAATCTCTTGTTATAATTTTGCTAGAAGTTAAATCTCCCACAGTTGTTTTTTGAGTAGGCGTTACACGGTTCGTCACTCCTAGACCATTAGTTGTAATGATGTCTACAACACGCTTATAAACCCCAGAATCATTGTTCAAGTCAATTGTATTACTGTTATCTGCTGTTTCGCAAGATACGCTAACCGGTTCTGTCGTTTTCGTCAAATCGATATTAATGTGAATATAGTTTAACGAGTCAGCCTTAAGGGCTACGGTCTCATTAATCAATTCAAAGTAACGACCAGCCACAACGAAAGAAGTATTAACATATTGAACGTTTAAGGCTGTATTAACAGGAGAACTCCAGTCGGTACGCCTGAACGTTGTGTAGTCCATTCCTGATAACATCATGTAGAGTTTAGCGTCATTATTTGAACCTACTGGAAACTCTGTACCATTTGGACTAAAGAATGTAAAGTTTTTAATTGTCATTTTTTACCTTTCTTGAAATTATCTTCGCTTTATCTAAAACTGGGTTATCAGTAATTGAAAGTTCTAATAATCTAAATTTTCTACCGCCATACGGATAACCGCCAATTGACACAAATTGACCAACTTCATACAAGAGTGTAGTTTCAATTCTAAGCGTGTTTTCGCTATTATAGTATACTTTACCTGACAATAGTTCTAAGTGGTCTTTACGAAGCTCTCTATACCCTTTAAAGCTATCTATTCTATATTTGTCGCCATAAGTGGCTACATACTCATATAACATTCGGTTTGTCTCCACTTTCTACAAAAATAAGTCTATCACTGAACTCTGTTTTAACTCTATCTGCTATGTAACCTGAATACAGTTTACCTTCGTACCATATATCTACTAAGTCATTAACATACAAAGGCAAAAGTTCGTTTTGATTAAAGAATAACCTTGTGACGATTGTAGAGGGAGAAATTTCAGCCTTAATAGTTGACATGTCAGGAGGATTTCCGTGGTCATCTCTATCATAAAATAATGTTTTAGGTGTCCTTACATCTGGCAAGTCTGTTCCGTCTCCATGATAAGTGCTATAATCAATGACATCTCCGTTATTTTTTGCTGTATACAGTTTAGGAGCGTCTGTGTAATCGCCAGTTGCTTTGTTTTTAATGAATACGACAGCAAAATTATGAGCTGAACGTTCTACTATTGTTTCCGTGTCCATTGCCACATTTTGCTTAACATCCACCCTTGTTGTGATTCTTTTTCTATTCCAGTTCCTTGAAGCAAAATTAATAAATAACAAGTTCCTGGGGTCTGTTTCAGATGAAGCATGCTGAATGGTTGTAGTTGGTTGGAATTGAACCTTGGAAAATATCCTTTTTGCTACGTCAGTAGCTGATGAAGTTTCTGCTTTACGGTTGATTGTAGCCTTTCCAACAAAGATACTTGAATTGAAAAAGTAGCCATAACTCATTAATTCATTCTTATTAGGGTCAATCAAATAGTCAACGATAGCGGAGTTTGTCGTTTTAGTTTTAGTTATTGCGTTCGGAACATCTAGGCTTTCAATCATTGCCCAAAAATAGTTCTTTAACGTAGCTTTATTACTTTCATCTACATCTGTCACAAGGTAAACCATATCTAAATTCAGCTTTTTCTTTTTACCTAGAGCTTCCTCAATTGGAACAACTTCAGGAAAGAGAATTTGAACAATATCGCCAACTTCTACTGAAACGGTCAATGTAGCCGATGAAGTGTAAAGATAACCAGTCTCCCACAATTCATAGTCAATAACTTGACATCTTGCCTTTGGTATTGGTAGACCTCTTTTGTCTTTTTTGCCGTTAGGAAGAGTGAAATCAGATATATTATAATAGTTAGGGTTAAAGTTATTATAAACGTTAGCTTCCAACATCAAACGAAGTCCGCCTTTCTCTTGATTTTAAATTCTGCCTTAGTTAAATTGATTAGCTCCATTTGGCCTTTTTTAATTATACGAGTTCTGTATCTCTCGAAGTCCATTACAGGGAACAAATTCAATGAAGTCGTTCCGTTCCAACCTTGATAAATTTCATCATTTACATCTGTATTGATTAAAATATAATTCTGTACCTGTTCCGTCTTAAATACAATTGCAGTATATTCGTTTCCAATATCATCTAAAAACCTAACTCCAGTAGGTGTTTTAGGAAGTTGCGGATATAATATCCCCATAAAACTAAATATTTCGTCTTTTATATCCCAACGACTTAAACGGTCTATATTGCTTTCTCCATAATAAGTGTAAGAAGTCCCTTTGATGTATTTATAATTTCCCGGTGCTATTCCACCATAAATTTTAGACTTACCAGCGATAACTTTACCATTTTGAATTTTGTAAAAAGTTAAATTTTCGTAAGTATACCACTTTGTTATTATATCAAAAGTTATCTTTTCGCTGAAAGTTCCATTTTTGCCGTAACCCTCTGTTTTAGTAACTTCTGCTAAAGCTAAGTCAGCATATACCTGAAAAATCTCTGTTTGATATTCAAGTGTAACGAATTTTTGGTTAAGAATATCGTTTATGAAGTCTTTCATTAATTGATAATTTTCTTCTAAACTTTCGCCAAATGTTTCTAGCTTGAACTCTATTTGAGGTTGAGTGATTGAGCGTGTTCCCATTACGCCGACACCGTTACTTTGCCAAATATTATTAGTTGATTGTAACCCTAAATTAGAGGGCTGGTAAAATCTAACTTTTCCATTTGTGACGTCCCAAACTTTATCATCCGTTCCATCTAAGTTGGTATGTATTTTGTACTGTCTTACCATTAAGCCCTCCCTAGGTCAAATTCTCGTCTGATTGCACGTGCTAAGTTAGAAACGTCTTGACCAGCACCGCCTTGTACGTTAAATGTGTTATACGTTCTATTGTCGCTTGATACGCTGTTCGTACTTAAACCGTACCCGCTAGAAGATAGATTGACATCTGTTAAGCCTACTACCATTGAGCCTTTGAACAATCCGCCAACTTTTTTTGAAACCCAATCAATCGAACCTTTGATATTTTTAATTGTATTTTCTACACCGCCTAGAACGTTATCTATCGTATTTTTCACTCCTCCAAATATATCACTAAAGAAGCCGCCAATACCATTAAATACATTTTTTATTGAGTCGTAAGCATTAGAAGCAATATTTCCAAAAGCGTCGAATACTCTGCTAACTGCATTTTTAGCACCGTCAAATACTTTACCAAAGAAGCTACCGACTCCGTTAAATACATTTTTTATTGAGTTCCAAGCATTTGAAGCAAATTTACCAAGAGCGTTAAAGACATTTGCTACAGTATTTCTAACAGCATCAAATATGCCAGCATAGAAACTTATAACAGTATTCCATATTGACTTAATAAATTCCCAAGCTTTCCCAGCAAAGCTACCGATTGCGCTGAATGCTGATGATATAACTCCTTTTACAGCGTTGAATATACCGCCAAAGAACCCAGCTACTGCATTCCATACTCCGACTAATACATTCCAAGCTTTCCCAGCAAAGCTACCTATAGCACTAAAGGCATTTGCTACAATATTTCTAACACTATTAAATATTCCGGCGTAGAAACTTATAACAGTATTCCATATTGACTTAACTAATTGGAAAGCGCCTCGAATTATAGCCAAGATAAGTTGAAAAGCTAAGTTAATTATTGAACCAACTAGCCCAAATATAGATTTAAAGAAACTAATTAACGGTTGAAAAGTTGTAACGAACCAATTAAAAGCACCTGTTACTAAAGAAGCAATTGTTGCAAATACAGTTTTAACAACATTTACTATTCCGTCCCATAACCCTGTAACTCCTGACCATGCTGTTTGAATGCCACTAATAACAGTCGTCCATAAGGTAGTAAAGAATGTTTTTATCCCGTTCCAAATATTTTTGATACCTTGCACAATTCCGCTGAACCAATCAACTAAACCTTGCCAGATTCCTTTTGCTCCGTCAACTGCCCCATTCCATATATCAGAGAACCATTGACCAATACCGCTAAAGAATGAAACTATACCGTCCCATGCACTCTTTAAGAAGTCTACGAAACTAGCCCAAGCCTTTTTACCTGTTTCGGTTTGAGTGAAGAAATAAACTAAACCAGCAACAATGGCTGCGATTGCTATGCCAAGAGCCACGAATGGGTTGATAGCCATAACAGCATTGAAAGCACCTTGTATAATTGAGCCAGCTTTAACAATCTTATTATATATCTCGAAAGCCTTAATGATTCCATTAATAACTTTCATGGCAACGAAAGCGCCAGCCAAAGCAACTAAAGCTACTTTTATATTATCCATTGCGTTTTTACTTTCACTAATTTTTTTCAAAAAATCAGCTATTTTTTTCGTAACTTCTGAAAATTTACCAGCAAATACAGCTATGCTCTTTGCTACGTTATCTATACTTGTTGCGTTTTTTGTTGTTTCTGTATTTATTCCAAGAAATGAATTTATGACGTTCCCTATAATAGAAACTATGGAATCAAATGCGCTTTTTATATTATCCCAAGCCTCTAAAAAGGCTAAAGTGGTTCCGTTTTCTTGCATTTTTTGAAACAAGTCTTGAAAATACTTAATAACCTTTGTTATAGTTTTACCAGCACTTTCGCCCCAGTCAGACATCTGGTCTATTAAGCTACTAATGATAGGTGTTAAAGCATTCAAAGTAGGAATTAAAGCAATTGACATTGTTTCGTTGAAGCTATCCCACGCGTCCCCAATAGTTTTGACTCCACCGCCCGAACCTTTAGCCATTTTTTCCATAGCCTTGTCGAGCATCTCCATTGAAACAGCGCCTTCTGAAACAGCTGCATTAAAAGAACCATATTGCTGTAATGCGGGGTTCATTTTCATAATAGTGTCTTTTAAAGAAGAACCAAGGGCTGTGTTATTATCGGTTAATTGTCCAATATTTTCAGCAGTAACCTTGCCAGCTGCTGACATTTGACCATAAGCCTGAACTACACCTTTTAATTGTTCGCCAGTACCACCAAATGCTTGGTTAGCTTTTACTAATGCTTCCGTTTTACTAACTGCTGATTTAGCAGTATCTCCTAAACCAATAAAGGTCGTTGAAAGTTTAATAGTATCTTCAGTATTTGCATTTGTAGCTTTAGCAAGATTCTGCATAGATTTGCTTACATAGTCAAAGTCTTGTCCATTGCCTTTGAACTTCATTGTATTTTGCAATGAAATCATGGCTTTTTGAGTATCCATTGCGTCAGATACCCAACCTTTTAAGCCATTACCGACAGCACTAACAGCACTTGAACCAATTTGCCTGAATACACCTACCGCAATCTCTCTAAGACCGCTAAAGCGTGACTTCATGTCCTCAATTCTGCTATTAACACCTTTAGTGTCCATCTTAGCGTCAATGTTCCAAGAGCCTGATTTAATAGCGCCCTCGACTTGCTTTATTTCGCTCTCTAGCCTATTAGCTTGTGTTTCTGCTGTTCCTAAATCTCGAGTAAGCTGTAACCATTTTTTTTGACCTGCTGACGTACCTTTGTCAACCGTAGAAAGTTCTTGTTTTAATTTTGTTGCTTTGTCACGTGATAAGCCCAACTGCGCTTGTAAATTCTTCTGCAATTGTTCCATTTTTTTTGGATTTGCTGGGTCAAGTTTTAGAGCTTCACGTAAGTTTTTAGCTTCGCCTCTAAGCCCTGACATTGCGGTATTGACCCCTTTAAGTGAGTTCTCGAACTTCGTGACATTGCCATATATCTCGACCTCAAACTTTGCATTACTTGCCATCACATACCCTTTCTTTTACGCCTTTTCTCTTTTTCTTTTTCCTCTTTCTTCTTCTCTGCAATAAGTTCAATTATTTTATAAACAAGTTCTAATTCCATTTCCATGAACTGTGTTATATCAATCTCATTATTGCCTAAAATAGTTAAAAGTTCTAAAGTTTTATTTTCCTTCACAGTATCTTTCTTTTTCTTAATCAATGAACTAGAAGAAAAGAAGACCATATCGTCTTCCGTTTCCTCTTTTTCTTTAATAAAAACAGTTTTACAGAAGATATTGATTAACTCATTAGTTGTAGGAAGCTCTGTTTTGTCGTCTAAGGCATTTTCCAGCCCTCCGTTACAATCTACCCAAAGTATCAATAACTTGTCTGTAAAGCTCTCCATTTGCTCTGTAAAGTCATCAGGAATATATCCAGCGACAAAAGAATTTTGTAGGTCTGCAAAGTCTTTCAAATCTGTAATAAAGTCCGAACCAGTTAGTTCTAAGTATCTAATTGCATGCTTTAAAATCATTCACAGTCCTCTCAGCTCATTAAATTTCTTTTTGCCACAGTTCGACAAGTTCTTTAAGCCCTTTACCGTCAGTATCGAACTCAAAGCTAGAACGGAAGTCTGCAAAGTCACTTTTAGCTTTTACAATGTTATCTTGAAAAAGAGCCAAGTATAGACCATATTGAACGAACTCCATTACATCAGTAATTTCTCCGTCTTCTTTTTTAAGTTCTGTATCCATTGCCTTTTGTTGTTGGAAAAGGTCTTTCCCTGTAATCATTTTAAATTTACGCGCTGTGCTTAATTGTTTTGCCATTTTGTTTTATATCCTTTTACTTAGTTATTTTTTTAGTCTTATGAATGGTCAGTTACTGAAACTCCTGAGGTAACATCTGGATATCCGTCAGCGGAGAACGTTACGATATGGACACCGGGCGCAAGTTGTCCATTTGTTTCTACTTTTCCGTGATCGTCTCTAATTACTGATGTTACTTTTACAGTTCCACCCTTAGAATCTTTCAAAGTGGTAGGCGCTACGATTGTTCCGTCATTATTACCCTTTGTAGCAGTAGTTACATTAGGAATAACAGGAGCTACAAGTGTAATTGCACCAGCTAGAACTGTATCAGGTTGCATAATGAACAGTCCGCTTTCCATTTTCTTAGCAAAGTCTTTTGCTTGTTCTCCCCAAATTTCGTACTCAATAGCAGGGACTTTTTTATTTCCATTCAAATAAATATCTGAATCAGTTGCTTGTACTGCCAAAGTCCATTGGATAGGGTCTACGCCGTCTACTGAATCGGTTTCTGATTCTTTTGTAGCTTCTGCTGTTGGTCTCAAATTTGGATAAACGACTACACGGTACCCGTCAATAAACTCTCCTGTAACTTTATCACGCTTGCGCCCTTTAATTAGGTACTGAACGCATTTCGTTTTCCAATTACCAGTAGGAGACCAACCCAAGCCATTCGCTGTTCTTTGTTGACCTAAAATGTCTTCTTTAAGCGCTTGGTCTGTTTGAATGAATACCATTTCGCCTTGAAGTAAGGTAGCGCCTTTTTTAACTCCATGGTCTGGTACGTCATCAGCCGGATAGCTATTAGTTTCCGCTTGGTCTTCCATTTCGCCAACTGATACTAAACCAGTTACAATTTTATGGCTAGTGAACTCTGGTTTTCCGTTACTCCCCTTTGACATATCAGCTACGATTAGAGCTTCATTACCAAAGAAAATCTCGCGTGAGTTATAATCTAATTTCATTTTTTGTTTTCCTTTTTATTTTTTATGCAGTGCGTTTCCAATAATATATTGTTGTTGAACCAATTACTGCTGAACCGATGTTTTCCCATGTTCCTGTAGAATACCCTGATGATGAACTTGAAGTATTTGTGACTACCGAGCCAACTGGGTGAGCTTGAGCATAATCTATACCCATGACCGCAGGCTTAAGTAGGCCAGTAGCCCTATCAATTGATGCTAACCACATTGGTAGCCAAGTGTAATCAGAACTTTTCTTATTTGGTTTAATGCTATTACTAAAACCTACATACTTCGGATAGTCTGCAACCGTGACTTCTCTAGCTGAAGGCATCCAAGGAGTGGCGGTTGAACCCTCTTCCCACTTATGACCAGCAGTCCATAAGATTGAATCAGAACCTGGACCTGTGATTTCGTATCTACTCCAAAGACTATAACCTTCTTTCAAAGTTATTGTGAAGGAATCTCTCGACCAATCAAAGTTATTTCCAATGAATGTGTTAGGCGCCATATCGCTCGCATTGACACCATAATTATTATAAACATCAACATATCTGTATATGTTCGCTGCGCTTCCTGAACTTTTGATATAAGCCGAAAAGGTATAAACGCCGTCTTTAGGTGCTGTAAATTTCTTGCATATTCCGCCAGCCAATGGATGTGTTTGTTTCTTAACGGTTAGGCCTTTATAGTATCCGTCGTTTTCCCACCCCCATGTTCTGTCCCAATGACCACTAAAATCTCTAGTACCGTCTAACAAGTTCAAATTAGGATAAACAGTCGTGAAGTCGTCCGTTCCGTCAGCGCTGTTGGAATAAGCTGTTGTATTTATAACTCCGTCACTTGTTGACGTACCTCCATTTGCAATAGGAAGCACCCCTTTAACTCCAATATCAGTTGCGTCAGCAGTCCCGTCAAAGTATTGAAATGATGAGGATTGAAGATTTACTTGGAGTTTTCTAGGTGTTTCCAGTTTACTTGCACTAACAGCTTTTCCATTAAGTGGTAAACTGTTCGCTTGTGCTTCGGTAGCCTTTGCCATTGCATTTTTGGCTTCACTTTCAGCTTTATTTGCTGTTTCTTGAGCAGTTGCGACATTTTTATTTGTGATTGATAATTCTGATTGTTCAGCTTTTTCTGAAATCGATATACCTTGTTTATCAACAGTAGCTTGTAAGTTGTTCAAGTCTGTTTGATTAGCCTTTGCTGAAATGGTTGCCGAATGGTCATTAACAGTATGCTGTAAACTTTCTAAATCAGTTTGATTAGCCTTAGGAGAATAATCTCCGTTACTCATAAGAGAAATATTACTTGTTAAAACCTTTACTGAATTTATTAGTTCAACTACTTCGGATTCACTGGCGTTACTTGCGATTGCATCTAATAGCGATTTTATAGTAACTAAATTTTCAGGACTAATACCAAATGCTTCTACTTCTTTTTTTAGGTCTGTCATTGCACTTTGTAAGCTAGTCATATCAGCTAGATTTGCTTTAAGCTCAACATTGCTCTTGTTTGAATCAGTTTGAGCATGTAAATCATTCAACTCACTACGCAGTACTTGTGGCATTTTTTCTAATAATAATTTCGTAAAATCATCAATATTATTATTTATTTTTTGAGCTAAATAAGAAACAGTAGAACTGTCTGATATAAATGTAAGACTCTTACTGACAATAACTTGCTCTTTGTCTTTATTGAGAAGTATTAAGTTCGCTTCAATAACTCCTGTCGCTGTCATTTCGGTAGGAATTACCAAAAGAAACTCTCCCTTAATTAAGTCCTTAGGAGGTACAACAATAAGGCCTGAATTGCTATTGTTAGTATATTGATATGTAAGTTTTAATGAATGACCAGTTAAGTCAATTTCAACTCCATTATCAACTATTTTAATTAATAACGTTCTAGCATTGACATCGCCTTGCATTATTTGTATTGGCTGGGGAAAGTCTTTGTTGACTGTGTCCCACAAAATCGTTCTATTTCTAAAATTATCTAAACTCATTTAAAAATACCATTATTGTTAATTTCAATCAAATGTAATCAAGCCACTTTCTACTTTTATAATTTCATTGAATTGGCATAATTAGCGCCTTTTTTCAATGTTGTTTTGACGTCTTCCATACCTTTTTTTTCAACCAAGAAATACATACCATGATAACCACTAGTATAATTAGCTCTAGTCCCTGCATCAACTACTACCTTATCGCCTTTTTTAACTTGCTTTAAGTTTCTTGACAATTCCCCAGTATTTTGATATCTGGCATAAGTATAGGTATGACCGTGACTTCTGATTAATCTAGTTCTTCGGCTTGCAGCATTTGCCTTAGCCTTAAACTCTGCTTCAAACCAATCGCCCATGCGTTCTGTTACTTTAGTTTGCATTTCTTTAGCTATGATTGATGTATTAAGTGAATTCATTGCCATGCTTGGCCACCTGCACCACAAGGCAAATAAACAGTACCAGTATAATTGTACAAATGGCTATTCTCTGACCAGTTCGTCATATTCCAACCGTTTCGCAAAACATCTCCGACTAGTCCTACAAGTTTATCGTCAACATCTTTAACAGACAAAACAACTTGATAATAGTAACCCATGACAAAGCTCGTATTATCCATTTTAAGCACCTTTGAGTCACTAAGTGACAAATATACCGTCTTGTCTTCTATCGTGTCCTTAACGCCTAAAATAACGTCATTTAGAGGCATTGTAAGTAAATTGTTGTACCAATCTATATAAGAATCAAATTCCATTGCTCACTACTCCTTCTAAAATCATCTTGTTATTTTTAGGGTTTCTTTCCCATGTTGTACGCTTGAAAGGCGAACCTTTTTCGTCCAAGAAATAGTTGAAAATCAAGTCTTCCATTTCTCCGATTCCGTTAAGCTCATACCTTACATTTTTACCAAGTCCAATCATAGAAAACTCATCAAGTCTTAACTGACTAATTCTCTGTTTAACTGCTGGCAAAACGATAGGCTTTATAACGTTTTTTTCTGCACCGTTCTTCTTTTTAACGGTCGTCTCCACTTGCAATGTTACTTGTGAAAATATCATCAAATACCTCCATAATACATTAACTCTTGCAACGAAGCCAGACGTTTCATTTCAGCGTTTCGCCATTGTTCTGCTGGTTCATCAACAATATTAAGCCGACAATAACAAGAGATAAAATCTTTCACCAATACACTTGTTTCGTCAGCTTTAATACCATTTTTTTCTAGCAATTTAATAGCTATTGAACGGAATAAGATAAGTTTACTATCATAAGCTGTTACTAAAATCGGAATACCACAATAGACTTTAATATAATCTATCATTTACTTCCTCCATTTTATTCTTATGCTACTGTAATTACTGCACCAGCGTTATAAGTTTCAACGTGTCCGCTTGTTAGTGTTTCAACCAAAATCATGTTGCTATTAGTTTTCCATTCAAAGGCATCAACTTTAGTAAGGTCTTGCATGTCAATGTGATATTTTTGGTCTACCAATACAGTAGGTTTGAGTGCTTTTGAACCTGTATAGACAATAATTTCATCTACTCCAACTTCTGAAGCAATTTCAGTATCATCATTTTTAATGCGAACGTTAGCATTTGCAGTTGCTTGACGTAACTCATCTAACAAGGCTCTACGGTCTTCTGCTTTAACAATCAAATAACGACGTCCAGCAGTAGGGCGAACAAAGTCAACCGCTTCTTCAATAGCGTCAGCAAATGGAGTTTTACCAGCTGATTTGGCTTTTGTAGTAATTTTTTTGATTTTTTTAGCGTCTGCTTCTTTGTCAATTGATTTAAAGCCGTTTGTTCCGTCTCCCTCAACAAGAGCAAGGTCAACAATTTTATTTACAATAGCTTGTGTAAGTTCTGCTACAATCAAGTTGTAAAGTTCAGAATAAGACATTTGAAGTCGTTTAACACGTTCAGCAAGTGATTGCAATTTGTAAACCATTACAGGTTCAAGAGTATCAATAGTGAGTGTGGCTGCCTGCTCTGTTTTTGTTTGTCCGTCTTTGTGGACTTGTGCTTCGTTAGCTGAATCAAATGAGCGTGATACGAGCAAAGCACCGACGTTTGTAACATGGAATACTCTGAATACTGGGTTAGTGTTTAGCAACGCTGTATTAATTGATTCAACTAATTTGCGTGGAAGTTGGAAAGTTGTATCTGTGATAGTTACACCATTTTCAGCAAGTTTTGCGTTCCAAGCGTCTTCAATTTCTGACTTTCCAGAGTTCTTTTTCAATACATCAAAAAATTCTGTTACAGCGTTTTGTGATTCAATAAAGTTTGTCATTTTGGCTTTTCCTTTTGGTTTTTCTTCCTGTGCGTTAAGTTCATTCTCAATTTTGATAATTTCAATTGAATTCTCTGAAAGTGTTTTTTCTAATTCTTGTACTTTAGGTAAGTCTTCAATTGCATTTTTTACTTCAAAGGCACTAATTTGAGATTTTAAAGATACGTTATTTTCTTTAAGTTCTGCCAAGCGGTTCTGTTTTTCAATTAAATCTGGTTTATTCATATTTCTTTTTAATATCCTCAATTTCTTTCAAAGCGTTACGGCTTTCAATAATTTTGTTGCGTTCTTCTGTGAGTTCTTCTCCTAAGGCATTTTGAATAAATTTTGCGTTAGGGTCTGCTGGTACTGAAACAAGTGAAATCTCTTTAAACTGTGCTTTATTTACAACTAGAGCATCATTATCATTAAAAGTATAATCTGTGATGTAATAGGCGATTGATAGTGAGTCAAAAGCGCCATTTTCAACAGCCTTATTAATGTTTGGTGCATTGTCGTAAAGCGTAAAGTCAGTCAGGTATTTATTAGTAGCTAAATCATAATAGACTTTTGCGTCCCCAATGACTTCACTAGATCCAGCACCATGTTCATATAGCAATGGATATCGTTCTCTAGCAAACTCAATACAGTTAGGAGTCAAGATAATACCATTAAGGTTCTCTACACCAACTTCTGATCCAATACCTTGGAACGACTTAGAACCGTCCTCGTTTTCAGTTACTTTAATTTCAGCACTATTGGTTATTAGTTTCATCTGTGCTTGTTACGTCCTTTCTACTGCCTTGTAAATCACTTAGGTTTTTAACAGCAACTGCATTAAGGTTTGTGATATAAATATCTCCGCCCTCAATTGGTTGCTCGCCCATTTTAACAAGAAGTTGATTCTGTGTAAAAATAGGAGCGTTAATATTTTCATGATACAAGTCAATTAGTTCTTTCAAAGTTGCAAACTTGAATAGCTGGTTATCTACGATTATGCGTTCATAATATAAATTATCCTTATTTATTCGTCTGCGGCCTGTTGAAATCAGTTTATAAGTCAGTTCCTTTTCAAGTTGAATCAGTAAAGGAATGATAGTAGAGTTGTAAAAATAAATTTGTTGTTCTTGCGTAGCAGTACCAAGCAAAACATTTTCATTCATAAAGTAACCTGTCAAAAGTTCCGATTTAATAAGGTCAATTTCATCTTTGTTCAAAACGGAATAATCTTTTTTAAGTTCTACAATTTCCGTCTTGTTATCAACTGGCGTCAAACCGTTGTAACTCGAACCCTCTTGCATATTCTTTATTGTTGTTAAGGCTTTTTCACGATACTCCTGTGTATTATCAATGTCAAGAAAGGCATTAATTTTCAACAAGCCACGCAATTTACCTTGTTCCAGCTTAGTTTGAATACTAGCTAGAGCATTATCTAAAATACTTGTGTCTTCATTGATATAAAAAGGACTGAAAAGCCTTACTAATTCTTCAGGTTTATATTCTTTTCCATCATTAGTAAGCAGTAAGTCTGCTAGATCGCCCGTTTCACGGTCAAATATAGGGTACAGGTCAACATAGCGTGTGCATAGCAACTTTTTAATTACTTTCTGCCAAAACTCCATGCTATTGTGTTCGCCCTTAGGGCTCCAATTGAGAACCTCATCTAAATCAGAACCTGCCTTACTAATCAAAGGATCAGAACCACTCTCATCTTTTTTATATTTTACATGATTAAATTCTACTTTTGTTATTTCATTAGCAATTTTATTGTGAATATTAGTCACAAAGGCACTTGTATATTCTACCGCTTCGTTTTGCCACGCTGTGACTCTTTGAGTATCATTGTTTAGTTTTCCACGTGAAAATGATACCACTTTTCCGAATAAGTTCAATTTTTCCCCTTTCTACCATAAACTAACGCCTTTCCCTCGTTTATACTCGCCTGTTTTCTTGTTATGGCAAGACTTACAAAGGAGTTGTAAGTTATCAGGGTTCAACGCTATTTTCCAATCATCAAGATTTTCCCACGTTAGTTCTATAATATGGTCTACTTCGTATTTTTTAGCACCGAATGCACCACATCTTACGCAAGTCATTTTGTCACGTTGTCTTACATAATCACGGACTGCCAACCATTCTTTTTTATTGTACCAACCACTTTCTCTGACAGTATCAACATTATATTTCATCTGATACCAACATTTCTAAAGCCATTGTCAAAGCCACAGTGGGGTCAATTTTATCTTTTTCAAGTTTTTTAGTATACATGTAATCCCCACTTTGTCCGATCTTAACAGCAGTATTATTTAAAGCCCATTGCATGACTTTTTGATTATGGATAAGTTTATTTTCCACTAACTTAGATTTTAATAACTTGATGTAGTCGTTCATTGAGAAACCTTGTCGAATAGCTCGTTGGTTATCTCCGTCTTTGTCAAAGAAGTAACGCTCAATCAAACCTTTTAAAATTTCGTATCGTGCTGGGTCATAACCGATCTTTCTAAGTCTGCACCCTGTCTTAGTTCTAAAGTCATTAATATATGGTATTAAGTCATTTACATTAATGTATTCCGTATCAAGTAAGATTAATTCGCCTCTGTCAACAAATTCAGTCCACAACTCTTGTTGTTCTGTGTCTAGTTGCTCATATTGAGACCGTACAGAGAAAGTAAGCGTATGACTGTAAGTTTTACCCTCTAACTCACAAACGAACGAAACAGCTGTTAAATCGCCAATTAAGGATAGGTCAATTCCGACATAAGTTCTATTTTTATTAAATACAGATAAGTTAAATTCTGTTAGTTTAGTGTCTTGTGGAGTGAAGTAGTAAGCTGTGTCCTGCATAGGCAAGCCCATATTAAACGCTAAGAACTTATTCTGTAACGCTGGGTCGCCTTGCGCAAGTTCATACTCCTCAATAACTCCTGACCACTTAGGAACATGACCAATAAGAGGTAATGCCATAGTCCAATTCTTTTTATCTTTGACCTGCTCATGATTTTCTAGCATATAAAGTAAACCGAACGACCTATCATTGTAAAATTCTTCTTCTGATTTGAATCGTTCAACAAGTTTATCATATAATCCGTCTCGTTTAAGTCCACCTGAAGTGATATAAATACTTTGCCAGTTATCTTGTTTTTGACGTGAACCTTTATTGACTGATTCTGTTATATCTTCGCCATAGGTATGAACCTCATCAAATATATTGAGTGAACTGTTACCGCCTTGCGCTCGTAAAGTATCATTTGTTTGCTTTTTGAAAGTGGTTTTAAAAGAAGTAAATACTAGCCCTTGTTTTGTACTCTTGAAAATCTTGTTTTCATTGTACACTCTCAATGTATCGCTTGCTTCCGTTTGATTCCGAACTTGGTCAAATACGTGTCTAGCCTGTGTATTATCATATGCAATAATCAGACTTTCTCCGCCATATTGACCGCCTAAAATCATCCAGTTAAGCACGCGCGTTGCCATTAAACTTGACTTACCAGAACCACGACCTAGATTAAGAAAAATTTCATTAACTAGGTTGACCTGAATTCCTTTTTCATCTACCATATCATAGCCTAACATTAACTCGTACCACCAGCGCTGCGTTGGTAGTAGCTCGATTTTCATCAGGTTACCAGTAGTCAAATAGAAGTTGTCTTGTATCCATTCAATAGCTTGTGTAACACGGTCATAGCGATAAATATACTTGTTATGAATGCGTATTTGCTTCTGAATAGTCTTACGAATGTACTTATTAATAATAATGCCGTTTTCTTTGTTGTATTCTAACATTTTATTTAAATAATACATTTATTCAAACCCTTTCGGTACTTCAATTTTTGGTGTTTCGTACTTACTTAGTTTATAGTCATCAAGTTCTTCGATTTTAGCTTTAAGGTCATGAGCGCTTGATTCTTCCTGTTGTAATCTCCGCCATTCAGTGGGGTTATAAAGTTCAGGGTTTCCGGCCTTAGCAACCATCATCGCTACCAAGCTATCTTTGTCTAGCTCTTTTTCTTTAACCTTTACTTTTTCAACGTTTCCGTCAGCGTCATAGATTGTTTCTGTTTCTTTTAGCGTTCTGACTGTCAGTTTGCTCGCTAAGGCACTTTCAGCTAGTTCTAATAGATTTCCCCTAGCAATGCTTTTAGCTTCGTCATACGCCTTTATATTGTCATCTCGCCACTTCCTAAAAGTTTTAGCTGAACAATGCAAACTAGTGTAAATTTCTTTGTCATTACAGCCTGATTCAATTTTATCAATGATTTGACTAAATAGCGGTTCTTCATACATCTTGGGTAAAATTGTGGGCCTGCCACCGTTTTGTGTTTGCATATTGTCCTTTCTTTTAAATGTGGTTATATCGTTTAAAGCCTATATTCTCGTTTCTAAGAACAGCAATAACTCTTGCTTATAAGTTTACCCGCTTGGGTAACTCTGCTCTCACAAGCCAAAATATTAGTATATATCCCTATAATTAAAATTTAGCAAAAATTTGGCGAGATTTGGCGAGATTTGGCGAAGTTTTGCGAGATTTTGCGAGATTTTGCGGCAAAAAGCGCCTTTTTGCGGCCCGCGGCGGGGCGCGGCTGTCTCTTATACACATCTGACGCTGCCGAC